CAAAAGAAAACAGTTACAGAAATAGGTAAAGAGTGCGGTGTCTCTGCTATGACTATACAGAGATATTTACAAGAGTTTGGATTGTTAAGAAAAAAATGACAGGCTACCCAAATAAAGATGGCGGATACCAGGCTTGGATAACTGACCTACAATTAATTGCAACGGATGCCCCATCGGGACAAAAAATTATTGTTGAGTGCTTAGAGATGGCAGAAATGCTAATTAAAAAGAATGTTTCATATGGAAACTCTGCACTTGATCCAATTCGTATATTTTCAAAAGCGGACTCAAAAGAACAAATTAGAGTCCGTATTGATGATAAGCTAAATAGAATTCAGAATGATCAAGCATTCCCTGGGGATAATGATATTGATGATCTGATTGGATATTTAATCCTTCTTAAAATTGCTAATAAGTCTTAGTCGACTAAAACATGGTATAATTTATATATGAGTGAAATAGAGCCAGCAGTACATTTTGACCGCATGAATAGGGTTGTGGAAGAGCTTTTAAAGGGCAATTCAGCGACTCAGATAGCCACGCTCACTGGCTTCTCACGCAAAGAGGTTTTAGATTACGTTGATGAATGGAAATCAGTTGTTCACAATGACAGCAATATCCGTGACCGTGCCCGTGAAGCAATATCTGGAGCAGACCAACACTATGCAATGCTTATCAAAGAGGCATGGAAAACAGTAGAAGATGCCGATACTCAAGGCGCTCTTGCTGTAAAGTCTGGATCCTTAAAGCTAATAGCAGATATAGAAACAAAAAGAATAGCAATGCTTCAATCTGTAGGTGTTCTAGAAAATACTCAGATAGCATCTCAAATTGCAGAGACAGAACGTAAGCAGGAAATTTTGGTCGGGATATTAAAAGAAGTAACTGCCTCTTGCCCTAAGTGCAAAATGGATGTTGCAAAAAGACTTTCTCAAATTACTGGCATAGTTGAGTCCGTAGTAATTGAGGATGCTGATGTCGTTTGATTTTTCAGATTTAATTGATATATTAGATGGTGAAGAGTTTGAAGAGAAGCCAGTCGATTTACGTACATTTGTTAATGATCCAAACTATCTAGGACTACCGCCACTTTCTGAGTATCAGTACACATTAATTGAAAAAAGTTCTCAAATTTATAAAGAATCCACACTTAAAAAGTTATTCGGGGAAGAAGAAGGATCTCTAAGATTTAAGCAAACGGCAAATGAAGTTGTTGCACAGTTAGGAAAAGGCTCAGGTAAAGATTATTGCTCAACAATTGCTGTAGCCTACATAGTTTATTTATTGCTATGCTTAAAAGATCCAGCAACTTATTACGGCAAACCTCCAGGCGACTCTATAGATATTATTAACATTGCAATCAACTCACAGCAAGCAAGCAACGTATTCTTTAAGGGCTTTAGAAGCCGCATAGACAAGTCACCATGGTTTATCGGTAAATACTATGCCAAGGCATCAGAAATACAGTTCAACAAAGCTATAACTGTACACTCAGGTCACTCAGAAAGAGAGGCCTGGGAAGGCTACAACGTTTTAGTTGTTATCCTAGATGAGATCTCGGGCTTTGCTATTGAAAATACAACTGGACACGATCAAGCTAAAACAGGTAGCGCAGTGTATGATATGTATAGGGCATCCGTAGATTCACGCTTCCCAGATTTTGGAAAGGTAATCCTGTTATCCTTTCCTAGATTTAAGAACGATTATATTCAACAAAGATATGATGCGGTTATAGGTGAAAAAGAAACTTTAATTAGAGAACATAAGTTTAAGATGTACGAAGAACTTCCTGACGGTACTGCAGGTAATGAATTTGAAATACAGTGGGAAGAAGACCATATAGTGTCATACAAGATACCTAAAGTTTATGCTATTAAGCGTCCAACATGGGAGATTAACCCCGTTAGAAAAATTGATGATTTCAAAACAGCATTCTATACAAACCCAACTGATGCTCTTTCAAGATTTGCATGTATGCCCCCAGATGCTGTAGATGCATTCTTTAAATCAAGAGAAAAAGTAGAAAAAGCATTTAATATAGGGTCACTTGCTGTAGATAATTTTGGCAGACTTGAAGAATGGTTTTTGCCAGACCCAGATAAGAAGTACTACATACATGTAGACTTAGCACAAAAGCATGACCATTGTGCTGTAACCATGGCCCACGTCAATAAATGGGTTAATGTAAAAGTAACAGATACCTATTCACAACCAGCTCCAATTGTTGAGGTCGATGCTGTTAGGTACTGGACACCAACACCAGATAAATCAGTTGACTTTACGGAAGTAAAAGACTATATTCTTTCTCTTAAAACACGAGGATTCAATATAGCAATATGTACCTTTGACAGATGGAACTCTCATGATATGATGCAACAACTAAAACAATACGGCATCAACACAGAGATTCTGTCTGTCGCTAAAAAGCACTATGACGATATGGCCATGGTGGTGGCAGAAGAAAGGCTAATCGGCCCACATATACCATTACTTATAGATGAATTATGTCAACTTAGAATCATGAGAGATAAAGTAGATCACCCTAGAAAAGGATCTAAAGACTTGGCAGATGCTACATGTGGAGCGATATTTAATTCAATTAGCAGGACTAGGTTTGATAATAATCAAGAAATAAATGTTCATACTTATGAATCAATGAGCTATGACAATGATTTTGGGGACAAAGATGACCCAGACACAACATCTTATAATATGATCAGGGCCCCAAGAATGCCCCAGGACTTAAGAGAAGCAATGGACAGGATGCAAATAATATGAGCGAATACCAAGAGCTGGCTAAACAATGCAAATGCTGTAGCAAGCATGTGCCCCTACCAATAGTGATGAAGTCATATAACGGAATAGTTGTATGTCCAACCACATTACAAAATATAATAGAATATAAAAGAATATGGGAGTCTTATGGTTCTAGACCAATGGGAAGCATAAGAAAACATTTTTCAGAATATGTTCAGCAGATAGTGGAATCAGATATAGGTTCATAAAATGATAATAGGAGATTTTGATAAAAAAATACTAGAAAAAATTTATCATAATGGATTTTCTAAAATACCATTGTCTAAGAGCCAAGAAATAATACATAAAGGCGGCGTAGACATGAAATTTAATTCATATGGCTTTAGGTCGCCAGAATTTACTACCGATTTAGATTTTTTATTTGGGGGTTGCTCTGTCACAGAAGGCTGGGGGCTATCAAAAAATAACGTGTGGGCCAACAGGCTTATGTCTGATCTAGGTGGTAGATGTGCCTCAGTTGCAAAAGCTGGAGATAGTATTAATGGGCAGGTTAGAAAAATTTTTGCCTATATAAATAAATACGGAAACCCCAAGAACATAATATGTCTTTTCCCACCATTTGAAAGAATTCAAGTTTTTGTAAACAAAGATCTATTTACTACGGAACCATTTGACAGGGCTTATAGAAAAGATCTTTTTGAGTCTGCAATATTAGACCTTCCAAATAATTATTCTGCAATGGAGTATATAAATAGCTTGTATATTGACGCATCTGTTTCTAAAACTTCTATTGTGCAAAACAAGAAAGAGTATTTTAAAAGACCACTAATGGCCGAAGATGTAATTCCAGTAGAGATGGCACACATGTATTCTTCACAAAGCATACACATGCTATCTCAATATTGCAAGCAGTCTAANATTAACTTTATATGGGCAACATGGGAGAGTGGAACCAACTCTACAATCAATAAAATGAAGTATAATGGATTTTTTAATGAGTATTTGGATATACATGATGAAGTATGGGATTACGATAGTGATTTAAAAATAGATGTAGTAAAGAATCTTAGGGGAGACACATTAGAGTGTCACAAAGAAAGAATAAATGATCCAGAATTTCATCTTGCATTAGACATTCAAAATGGCGTACAAAACGCACACTTTGGATCGCACAGGCATTTACATTACTATGAAAAAATTCTAAAGAAAATCAAGGAGTCATTGTGATAGCTATTAGATATTATATATACAGATTTATAAAAAAGTTTAAAAAGAAAAAGAAAAATAGGTTTATATATTAATGAAAATCTTAGGAATTAATGAAACATCACACGATGCTTCTATTTNTTTAATTGAAGACGGNAAGATATTATTNGCTGGACATGCAGAAAGATATAGCAAGCAAAAAAATGATTGGTATATCAATGATAGTTTAGTTAATGATGCTTTATCGTATGGGTCACCTGATGCTATAGCCTACTACGAGAAACCCCTCCTAAAGGCCTCCAGGCTATTTTTAAAGGGTGGTGCAGGAGACTGGAAGCCAAGGTTCAATATAGATGGTTTGCCACGCAAATCTTTTGGGCACCATTACTCACATGCAGCAGCAGGATATTATACTAGTCCATTTAATGATGCAGTCATTGTAGTACTTGATGCAATAGGGGAATATAATACTTCAACTGTTTGGGTGGGAGAGGGAGATAAGATTAAACTAAAGCATAAGCAAAACTATCCAGTAAGCTTTGGATTGTTTTATTCCGCTTTTACAAAATTAATTGGCCTCATGCCAAATCAAGAAGAGTATATTATGATGGGTATGGCTGCCTATGGAGACTGGAAAAGATACTACAAAGAAGTAGATGAATACTTTCCAAACTACCACGCACAAAAATATAATTTTCACATGGGCATNCATGACTGGGGCATGGAGATAACCGAGCAAGATAGATTTGATATTGCAGCAGCAGTACAAATGGTATACACAACCAGACTTATGGAATTCATGAGAATGGCAAAGCTGATTACAAATAAAAAAAACCTTGTGTTTATGGGAGGGTGTGCACTTAACTCATCCGCAAACACATCCCTCTGGAAGCTTTTTGATATGATCTGGATTATGCCAAATCCAGGAGACGCAGGAAGTTCCCTTGGAGCAGCCGCAGCATTTTATGGAAAACATTTAGATTGGAAAGATCCGTACATCGGTTACGATCTTGGAGGAGAATACCCAGTTAATGAAATTGTCAAAGGAATTTTAAAGGATGGCATAGTAGCTGTTGCAACTGGAAGAGCAGAATACGGCCCACGAGCTTTAGGAAACAGAAGCATATTGGCCGATCCAAGGGACCCAAGCATCAAAGATAAAGTAAACTTAATCAAGCAAAGAGAATTATTTAGGCCATTTGCTCCAGTTGTTATGGAGGAGTGTGCTTCAAAGTGGTTCGATATGGACTTTGCAAGTCCTTATATGCAGTATACAGTTAAGTGCTTAAAGCCAGAGCTTGTGCCTTCTGTAGTTCATGCAGATGGAACTTCTAGAGTTCAGACTGTAAATAGAAAAGAAAATAGAGGTCTTTGGAGGGTTCTAAATAAATTTTATCTGCAGACTGGAGTACCAATGCTTTTGAATACAAGCCTAAACATTAAGGGTCAGCCTCTACTTAATGATGAAAATGATATTAGAAATTGGGAAGCTATGTATAACGCAAAGGTGATTCGATGAAGAGGATATTGGTTATAGGAGACTCTCATACATCAAAGATAGGCAATTGTGTGCCAGACGTATTCTTTTTAAAAGATAGAAAGCTAGAATATCAATACTCTGAGCAAAACTATGTTACCCATATGCTAGAAGAGGGAAGAGATATATGGCTAAAAGACTATTTAAAAACACATGAAGATAAAGATTTACAGCTATGGATGTCTTCACACCCAGGAAGGTCAGCTTTAAATTTTGATTTTGAAAACTTTGCAAGCGGTACACAAAAAAGGCAGCTAGATGAGTGGAATGAGCCTGGAAGGATAGTTGTTCCTTGGCTTGGGTATATAGACATAAGGAATTGGCTCCCACAGACTAACCTACCTGGTTATATTAATGCAAAAGAAGTTGTTTCTAGATATATTGACAATGCTCTTAATAAGTTTGACAAGTGTGAGGTTGTTTTTATGGAGCCTCTTCCTCAGTTTATATGCTTTATTACAAATGGATGGGTTGAAAATAGAAGCGATCCAGATATTGAGTTTGAAAGAAGACATGAGCAGCATTTATTATTTGTTGATGAGCTTAAAAAACAATGCTTGGAGCGTGGATTACGTGAGCCTATAAATACAAGGGATATCATAGGTGACGACATGATAGAACCATACAAGCAGCCCAAAAAACCAATTAACATACTATTAAACGATCACATGAAGCAAGAATATTATGACCCTATAGTTAACTATCTAGCAACAAGCCTAACTATTGACGATATCAGGTAATAAAAGTATAATTCAACTAGGTGCCAGTAGCTTAGTTGGTTAAAGCCCCGAACTCATAATTCGGTAATCGTAGGTTCAAGTCCTACCTGGCACACATAGGAGATTAAATGAAAAGATTAGTTTGGGATAAAGATAAATACCCTCTTGATTTTTTTGGTATTTTAACATCAGATTTAGCCGAAGATAATTTGTACGAAGAGCTAATTAAATCGCAATATAGAAAAAACAATATGGTTGATGAACTTTTATTAGGAGTAAGCTATAAAAAATTTACATATAAAGGGAAAATAGAATTAGATTATTCTGTAAACTCACATGGATACAGAGG